ATAATATGGGAATTGTTTAATGAAATTATCAGACAGCGAAATAGTAGCTAGAATAGAAGCTGAAGAAAGTAAGTCTTATGGTGTCAATGACTCACAATTGTCATTTGAACGATCAGAGGCTATTAACTTTTATCTAGGCTTACCTTTTGGCAACGAAGTAGAAGGTCGTAGCCAAGTGGTATCTTATGACGTGCAAGATACTATTGAGTCTGCACTTCCACAATTACTTAAAGTCTTTGTAGCTGGTGATAAAGTTGTTACCTTTGACCCTAAAGGTCCTGAAGACCAAGATGCAGCAGATCAAGAAACTGATTATGTAAACCATGTAGTCATGGAAAAGAACGCAGGCTTTAACATATTCTATGTATGGTTTAAAGATGCCCTATTAAGTAAGAACGGATACGTCAAGGTTTATACTGAAACTGAAGACGAGATGGAAGAAGTAGAGTATAGCGGTTTAACAGACGCACAACTCCAGATGCTTGCTTCAGATGATAAGACAGAAGTATTAGAACATACCGCTTATCCTGACCCAAGTGTAGACATAGCTATGCTTCAACAACAAGCTATGATGAATAACCAAGACCCTATGTCTATCATGCAACCTATGTTACATGACGTTAAGCTCAAGGTTACAGAGAGCAAAGACAGTATTAAGATAAAGAACGTAGCACCTGAAAACATGATGGTGTCTGTAGACACTACAGGTCCTTCACTTAATGATGCTCGTTTTGTGCAACATAGAGAACTCATGGCAGTTGCAGAAATAGCAGAAGCATTTAACCTTTCAGAGTCTAAAGTGGAAGGTATCATGTCTGACATTAGAAGCGTATTTGAGCAAGAGTCTAATGCAAGAGATATTTATAGTGAGGAATTTGACAGAGCTGTAGATGAAGATGATGCACTAGTCAAAGATACTTATATTAAGATCAATGGTGAAAGATGGCGTTACGTTGTATTAGGTAACGAAATTATTTATAAAGAAAAATGCGAGTATGTACCATTCGCTTGTATTACTCCTATGATAATGCCACATAGACACATAGGTCGTAGCTATTCAGACTTAACACAAGATATACAAATGATTAAGTCTACGCTATTGCGTGGACAACTAGATAATATGTATCTAGCTAACAATGGTCGCTATGCCATATCAGACAGAGTAAACCTAGATGATATGCTTACATCACGCCCTGGTGGTATTGTGCGTGTTAGTGGTGAGCCTGGTTCAGCTATCATGCCATTACAGCATCCACCATTACCTGCATCTACCTTCTCAATGGTAGAGTATATGGACTCTATGAAAGAAAAGAGAACAGGTATTACAGCATATAACCAAGGACTAGACTCTAACTCACTAAACAAGACAGCTTCAGGTGTTGCTCAAATTATGAGTGCAGCACAACAACGTATAGAGTTAGTTGCAAGAACATTCGCAGAAACAGGTGTCAAAGACTTATTCCAATTAGTCCATAGGTTAGTGAGAACAACACTTACTAAACCTGACATTATCCGTCTACGCAATAGATGGGTAGAAGTAGACCCTAGAGAATGGAAAGCTCGTAAAGATATGTCTATCTCTGTAGGCTTGGGTGCAGGTAACAAAGACCAACAACTTATGCACTTAACCACTATCTTACAGATGCAAAAAGAAGCTATCCAAATAGGTATCACTAGCCCTGAAAAGATATACAACGCACTTGCTAAACTGACACAGAATGCAGGCTTTAAGAACCCAGAGGAATTTTGGACTAACCCTGCTAATACACCTGAACAAGAAGGTCAGCAACAAAAGCCTACAGAAGCAGAGATCATGGTGCAAGGTCAGCTACAGATAGAACAACAAAAAGCTCAAGCTCAAATGATGCAAGAGCAAGAACGTAGTAAGAATGATATTATTATTGAACGTGAGAAGATTATTGCACAGGCAGAGTTAGAAAAGTTTAAAGCTCAACTGAAAGCTGAAACAGACCTAGCCATTGCACAACTTAAAGCTCAAGCAGGCATACTATGAAAGATAAAAGTTTAGAAGAAATTAAGTTAGGTGAACAAGCAGGTGTCGTATTAGAGAACCCAGCATTCATTAACGCTATGCAAGCTGTTAAAGATAACATCATCAAAGCTATGGGAACTAGCGGATTAGGTGATGAACAAACACATAACAGACTAGTGATCGCATTACAATTATTAAACCAAATAGAAAAGCAGCTTACTGATGTCATGCAGACAGGTAAGATGGCATCTATCCAAACAAGTAGTAAGTTAAAGATATTTAGGTAAGGACAAGCCTACTTAAAGCTCACTTTAGTGAGTTTTTTTATTGTCTATTTTTAAGGAAATATTATGAGTGACCAAGCTAATGAGCAGTCACCACAAAGTCGTTTAGAGGCTATGTTGGATACTGTTGAAGACCAAGACGTAATAGTTGAGGAAAAACAACCACCGGTGGAAGCTGATGAAACTGAAGTAGAAGCGGAAGCAGAAACTACAGATGAAGAAGCAACAGAAGATGCACCAGATGACCAAGCAGAAGAAGAAGGTGACTCGAAAGAGGAAACGCCTGCCTTACTAAAGCTAAAGGTAAATGGTGAGGAAATTGAAAAACCACTTGATGAAGTAGTAGCACTAGCACAACAAGGACTTGATTACACCAAGAAGACACAGGAAGTAGCAGAACAACGTAAGGAACTTGAAGCATACTCACAGAACATAAAGGTTCAAGAGGAAAACTTTAGGCAACAAGTTGAGCTACAAAATATGTTAATTGGTGAAATAGCACAAATTACAGCACTAGACCAACAACTGAACCAATATGCTAACGTGAATTGGAATCAGTTATCTGATAGTGACTTTGTAGAAGCGCAAAAACTTTTCTTTACATATAACCAGCTACAGCAAGAACGTAGCACATTAGTTTCACAGTTTGAAGCCAAAAAGCAGGAAGTCGTTAGTAAGCAGACGCAATTGATGCAAGAGAAGATCGCAAAAGGAAAAGAGTCTTTAGCCAAAGAGATACCAGGATGGAGTCAACAGACTACCCAAGACCTATTATCTACCGGTAAGGATTATGGCTTTTCAGATGCAGAACTCAATTCAATTGTTGACCCTCGTCACGTGAAGGTACTGCATGACGCTATGCAATGGCGCAAACTACAACAGAACTCTAGTGTAAAGAAAAAAGTATCTAGCGCAAAGCCGGTAGTGAAACCTGGTTCAAAAGATACACAAACGCAGGCAAGTTCTAATGCGAAGAAGATGCGTGATTCGTTACGCTCAACTGGCAAACAAGAATTTGCTCAACAACTTATCGAACAGATGATCTAGGAGAAATATTATGGCAGTAGCCTTAACCAATAGTTATAACGGAAAGGGAATTGCAGAGTCTTTTGAAGATGTTATTTTTGACATCTCACCAGAAGATACTCCGCTACTTTCAACAGCAAAAAGAACGACAGCAGGACAAACTTACCATCAATGGCAAACAGACTCATTAGCAGCAGCCGCAGCTAACGCACAGCTTGAAGGTCTTGATAGTACATACGCAACATTAAATGCAACAACTGTGTTAGGAAACTATACACAAATTTCAGCAAAAACTGTTAAAATTTCTGGCACTTATGACGTAGTTAAAAAATATGGTCGTAAGTCAGAAGTAGCTTATCAACTTATGAAAGCTGGTAAAGAACTTAAACGTGACATGGAATATGCGTTAGTTCGTAACCAAGCATCATCAGCAGGTGGCGCAGGTACAGCTAGAACTTCAGCAGGTATTGAGTCATGGATTGTCAACAGAGTATTAGCAACAGGCTCTACAGCAGGTTCAACACCTGGCTTTTCAGGTGGAACAGTTGCAGCTCCAACAGATGGTACAGCTTCAACATTTGTAGAAGCAGACTTAAAGTCAGCATTACAATTAGCATGGGTAGATGGTGGCGAACCAACACTCGTTCTTATGAGTGCAACTAACAAAGCACGTTTTAGTGCTTTTTCTGGTATCACAACGAAGTTTAATAATGTAAGAGATAGTTCACAAGCTACTATTACTGGAGCTGCTGATATGTACACTAGCGACTTTGGTAATCATACTGTGAAACTTGATCGCTTCATGCGTGATTCTGCTGTATTAGCAGTTGACCCTAACTATGTTAGTGTTGCTACTTTACGCCCTATGGCTAAAGAAGAACTTGCTAAAACAGGTGACTCACAAAACTGGCTTTTAACAACAGAATATGCTTTAGTTGTTAATAACCCAGATGCACACGCAAAAGTGCAAAACACAGGTGCATAGTAATTAAGATGTGATATAGTAGGGGGAGTTAATCCTCCCTCTATTATTTATATTATGCCAATACTATTTGATTATGACAAAGTGACAGGTATTACACAGCACTTTGACTATGACCCAATTACAGATATGATACATCTCACAAGCACTCAAGATGTAAGTGCTATATTAGATGACATACAACGGAAAAGAAATAACCCTGAAGCATGGGCTAAAGGTGTTAAGGAATCATGGGCGCATTACGCTACTATTCCTACTATAGTGGAAATGGAACTAAAGAAAAAGGGTATAGATATATATAACCCACACCAAACAAAAGAACTTATAAAAGAAATAAATACTAACTATCCATATCTAAAAACTACAACAGCAAAGCATGGATAAAAAAGAATTACAACAGATACAACTTGCTATACATGATCTCATACAAAAAGAAGACTATGAGAACGCATACCCACTTATCAATACCATATTAGAAATATATCCTAATGATGCAGCAACCTTAAATTTTTTAGGTTACATTTGGCTCATGGGTGATAAGCCAGCATTTGCTTATCAGTTATTTCGTAGAGCATTACAAGAGCAACCAGGCAACAAAGCATTATGGACTTCACTAGGTCGTGCTTGCCATGAACTAGATATGTTTGATGATGCTATTAAATACTTCTTAAAGTCAGCAGAATTAGACCCTACTTATGCACTAGCTTATGCTAATGGTGCAGCTTCATTGGTGCAGTTATCAAGATGGGAAGATGCAGAGAAGTCAGCAAAGATGGCTTTGGAATGCGACCCTAACGAACTACACGCACAGTTAAACCTAGCTCATAGTTACCTAGCTACAGGTGCATGGGATAAGGGATGGAATGAATGGAACAAGTCATTAGGTGGTAAGTTTAGAAAAGAACTCACCTATGGTGATGAACCTAGATGGGATGGTTCTAGTGGTAAAGACTTAATTATCTATGGTGAACAAGGTTTAGGTGATGAGATATTCTACGCATCATGTATCCCAGACGCTATTAAGATCAGTAAGAAAGTCTATATAGACTGTGATGAAAGACTAGAAACATTATTTAGACGTAGCTTTCCTACAGCAGAAGTGCATGGCACTCGTAAAGAACAAAGTGTTGAATGGTTAGACGGAGTTGTTTTTGATGCAAGAGTGGCTATCGGTGGATTACCACAATTCTTTAGACATACTAATAAAGACTTCCCAGGCTCACCTTATCTAGTGGCAGATAAAGATAAAAGAATTATGTGGCGAGCATTGTTTGACTCATGGGGTAAAACAGTTATAGGTATCACCACTAAAGGTGGAACATTTAGAACTAATGCTAAAGGTCGTAACCTAACGCAAGACGATATAGCACCACTATTAAAACTTAAAGATACAGTATTAGTAAGCCTAGACTACAACGTAGATACACCATTAGAAGGTGTTAAATACTTCCCTTCTGTTGCAGACTCTAAAGACTATGATGATATAGCAGCTCTGATAGCAGAATGTAATATGGTCATAGGGGTTAATACTACAGCTTTACATTGTAGTGCCGCTATGGGCGTTAAAACATGGTGTCTAGTGCCTAAATATCACCAATGGCGTTATGCTCAAGTAAGTATGCCTTGGTATAGACACATGAGGCTTATCTACCAAGACGATAGAACATGGAAAGAAGTTATTGAACAACTTAATATCTGACGAATATAGGGAAATGCAGGCAAAACTGCATGAAAACCCTGGCTATGGTGTAGCAAGTTTAGCTTATGCACCACTTGTAGACCTAGTGATAAAGGAAAACAAAGTAAGATACCTATTAGACTATGGCGCAGGCAAATGTAGGCTAAAAGATGCAATTAAAGAAGAAGTCAAATACACAGCTTATGAGCCTAGTAATGAATTATGGGCATCTATTCCTGAACCTACAGAGTTTGTGGCTTGTATAGACGTGCTAGAGCATATAGAGCCTGAATTATTAGATAATGTATTAGATGATCTACAACGAGTCACTATGAAATATGGCTTATTTACTATACATACTGGACCTGCTGTTAAAGTTTTACCAGATGGGCGTAATGCACACCTTATTCAAGAACCACTATCATGGTGGGAAAACAAAATTAAATTAAGATTCACAATAATTAAACAAGTAGGTATGCCTGATGGTTGTATCTTCTTTGTTAAAAAAGGATAAACATGGCATTCACTTCATATACGACTTTTATAGCGGTAGTCGCAGACTATTTAGCTAGGACAGACCTTACCAGTCAAATACCTGACTTCGTAAACCTAGCACAAAATAGAATGAGTCGTGACTTACGAGTAAGACAAATGCTAAAGGTAGCCACAGCAGCTACTACAGGTGGTGATAGCACAGTCGCTTTACCTTCTGACTATTTAGAGCTTAAAGAAATACATATTACAGGTAACCCACCTAAAAATTTAGAGTTTCAATCACCTGACTTATTCTTTCGTAATGGTCAAATAGCAAACTCTGGTTTACCTACTAAATTTACAATACTCGCAGAAGAATTCCAATTCTCACCTGCACCGGATGGCACATATACAGTACAAATGCTTTATTACGCTAAACCAACCTTTATCTCTAGCTCTACAGCAAGCAATTTATTTCTAGCTTATTTCCAAGATGCTTTACTGTATGCAACATTAGGTGAAGCTGAACCTTATCTACTTAATGATGCAAGAACACAAACGTGGTCTGCCTTGTATGACAGAGCAATTAGTAACATTATTAGTAGTGATCTTGGTGGAACATATCCTAGTACTTCATTAAACGTAACAACACAATAAGGAATTATCATGGCTGAAATGTCGAATTTTTTGGAAAATGCGTTAGTAAATGCAACTCTACGAAACACAACCTATACATCACCCGCTACAGTATATGTAGCATTATTTACTACAGACCCAACAGATGCAGCATCAGGCACAGAAGTTACTGGCGGTTCTTATGCTAGAACATCCGTTGCTTTTGCTGCACCTTCTAATGGAGCTGCTGCAAGTAGTGCTGACTGCACTTTCCCAACTTGCACATCTACATGGGGAACAGTAAGTCATATAGGTATATTTGACGCATCTACATCAGGAAACCTTTTATATCACACGCCTTTAGATACATCTAAAACAATTGAAACTGGTGATATATTCAAGATAGCTTCAGGTAGTTTAACAGTTACATTGGCTTAATATGCCTACGCCATTAACGCTAGAACAACTAGACGTCTATGGTAGTTTAGAAAGTGTCCCATATAGTTTAGACCATAACTTCTATACTGGTAAAGTATGTGGACCTTGGACATTAGACGAGTTAGATGCCTTTGGTAGTTTAGATAGTTTAGTCTTATCATTAGACGATACTCTATGGACTACTGGTGCTTGTATTAATTTATCAGCAGGTATCGTAACCGCTAGTGCAACCGCTAGTACTTCTGCTAATAGAGTAAGAACAGGTATAGGAAGTGTAACAGCTACAGGCACAGTTATTTCTAGTGGAAATAGAATTGCTGCTGGTGTAGGTTCTGTTACTGCTAACGCATTTTTAGAGTCAAATGGTAGTAAAATTACAGGTGGCATAGGTTCAATAACTGCTACTGCTACTGCAACATCTAACGCCAATAGGGTTAGAGCAGGGCTAGGAAGCATCACAGGCAACGCTACAATAGTAGCTAATGGTAATGCTATTTTTAAGAGTAATGGTACTATAAATGGCACAGCAACAACCACAGGAAGTTGTAATAGAATTAGGTCAGGCGTTGGAGTTATCGCTTCTACAGGAACAGTAACTTCTAATAGTGTTAGGACAAGAACTACATCAGGTTCTATATCAGCAACAGCAACAACAACTGCATTAGGTGGCTTTACTGCATCAGGAGCAGGTAGTATTAGTGCAACAGCATTAGCTTCATGTAGTGCAAAAGCAATATTTGCAGGTGTAGGTCGTATTTCAAGTCTAGCATCTCTAACCGCTATAGGTTATAGACTAGGTGAGGAATGGTCTACTTCTACCGCAGGCACAGAAACATGGTCTACAGTTTCAGCAGGTGTAGAAACTTGGACAAATGTAACAGCAGGAACAGAAACATGGAGTGATATAGCAGTAGGCTCTAACACTTGGACAGACACTTCTTCTAGTAGTAACACATGGCTTCAACAAGGATAAATTAAGGACTCAACATGGCAAAGACAAAAATTTCAGAATACTCAACAACCGCTGCAAGTAATACGGATATTGATAGCACCGATATTAATGAGGGATGTGCGCCTTCAGGGATAAACAACGCTATACGTTCCCTAATGGCTCACCTAGCTGTAGACTATAACGCTACACAAGCCTATACCACTACAGCAACTGCGGCAGGTACAACTACACTTACTGCATCTAGCACACTATTACAATTCTTTACAGGCTCTACCACACAAACAGTCGTATTACCTGTAGTAAGTACATTAGCAACAGGACAACGCTACGAGATACATAATAACTCGTCAGGTGCTATTACAGTAAACTCATCAGGCTCAAACCTAGTGGCTACTGTCCCAGCAGGCGTTACCACAGTTTGCACTTGTATCTTAATCACAGGCACAACTGCTGCTTCTTGGGATGCTGACATACAAGGCTTCACGACTACACTTCCAGTAGCTCAAGGTGGTACAGGATCAACAACTTTAGCAGGTGCTAACATAGCGGTTCTTAATTCTGCACAAACATTTACAGCAGCACAACGAGGCACAATTACTGTCTTAACAGATGGTGCTACTATTACACCTGACTTTGCTGTGACTAATAATTATTCAGTTACACTCGGTGGCAATAGAACTTTAGCAAACCCTACTAACATTACTGCTGGACAAAGTGGTTCTATCTTTGTATCACAAGATGGCACAGGTTCACGCACACTAGCTTATGGCACTTACTGGGACTTTGCTGGTGGCACAGCACCTACATTATCAACTGCTGCTTCTTCTGTAGACCGAATAGACTATGTAGTCAGAACTGCGACTTCTATCCATGCAGTATTTACCGCTAATTATAGTTAAGGATTACGAATGTCAATTATTGGCTCAAATATATTAGCAGGTGCTAGTGGACAAGCAGGATATAACCTAAACAACTCACTTCGCTTTAGAAGTAGTGCATCTGCTTACCTATCAAGAACATTTACAACCCCAACAGATAGCAAAAAATTTACATTAAATATGTGGGTTAAACTTGGGTATATTAGTCCTGGCGGTGGTTCAACAGGTTGGAAGTCTTTATTTGGAAATTCAACACTTATTGGATTTGGAACATCTGACCTAGACAACTATCCTTTAGTTCAAGCAAAAGCAACACAATTAATATTTAGTGACTCAACATCTTCTATAGCATGGACTCCTTTACTTCGTGATCCATCTGCATGGTATATGATGACACTTGTATATGACTCAACACAGGCAACTGCCGCAAATAGAATAGTTTGTTATTTAAATGGCACGCAACTTTCTGTTCAAAATGGCTCATATCCAACATTGAATCTTGCATCACAATTTAATATTGCTAGTTCAATTAATAGTTTTGGTAGGTCAGCAAATACTACTTCTTTCTTTGACGGTTACATGGCTGAAATAAACTTTGTAGACGGACAAGCCTTAACACCATCATCATTCGGCGAAACCGATACAACCACAGGTTCATGGAAACCTAAAGCCTACACAGGCACTTATGGCACTAATGGGTTCTACCTTAAATTCTCTGACATAGCTACTACATCAGGTTCTAATGCAGGTTTAGGTAAAGACTTTAGTGGTAATGCAAACTACTGGACTACTAATAACATATCTGTTACATCAGGCACAACATATGATGCTATGCTAGATGTGCCTACTAATACAAGTGCGACTGTGGCTAATTATGCTGTTATTAACCCATTAACAAATAGTTCTTATTCAACATTATCAAGTGGAAATTTACAAACATACGGTAATACTGCAACAGATAGTTCAAATTCAAGAAGTTCTATAGCATTTACTTCAGGTAAATATTATATGGAATTTACAGTAACTGGGTCATCTGCTTTAGGAAATACATATCCTCAGTATGGTATTGTAGCTGCAGTAGATGGAAGTTCCCCTAACAATGGACTTCCTCAAGTTGGTGCGACATCAGGAATGCTTTATCCAAATAATTCTGTTGCTTATGTTTCAAGTGGTAACAAAAAAACAAACAATACTGTAACTTCTTATGGCAGTTCATTTACAACAGGGGATGTTATTGGATTAGCAATTGATGCTGATAATGGAGCAATTTATTTTAGTAAAAACAATACTTGGCAAAACAGTGGAGTTCCTACAAGTGGCTCATCTAAAACAGGTGCTGCTTTAAGCTGGACAGGTGCAAGCATAGAACTTCTTATAGCTAATTCTGAATACAATGGCTCTGGCTCACATGCTAACTTTGGTCAAAGACCATTCTCTTACACACCACCTACAGGCTTTGTAGCACTAAACACATATAACCTACCTACCCCTACTATATTACAGGGTAATAAGTATATGGATGCTGTTACTTATAATGGTAGCAATTCAAACCTTACTGTAACAAATGCTGGTAGTTTTCAACCAGACTTGGTATGGGCAAAGTCAAGAAGTGGTGCATATAATAATATTTTAGTAGATGCAATTAGAGGTGGTAATTTATATTTATCTTCAAATACAACAACAGCTGACACAACATCAACTGGACTAGCTACATTTACAAGTACTGGTATAACATGGATAGGTGGAGCTTCTGGTGTTAATGCTAGTGGCGATACTTATGTAGATTGGATGTGGAAAGGTGGTAATGGAACATCATCTAACACTTCAGGCTCTATTACATCTACTGTATCTGTAAACACAACTGCTGGGTTTAGTGTGGTGACTTATACAGGTAATAACACAAATGGTGCAACAGTAGGTCATGGGCTTGGCGTTGCTCCAGCAATGATTATTACAAAAGTAAGAAGCACTACAAGTAGTTGGTGGGTATATCAAAAGGCTATGGGTGACAATACTATGGCACTCAATACAACTGCTGCACAAATAGCATCTACAGGAAATGGTGTTTACAACACAGCAAGCTTTACTTCTAATGTATTTGCACTTGGAGCTGGGGTTATTAACGGAAGCGGTGCAACTCATGTTTCATATTGCTGGGCAGAAATAGCAGGGTTTAGTAAGTTTACGAGCTATACTGGTAATGGTAGTACTGACGGACCATTTATTTTTCTTGGCTTCCGCCCTAAATTTGTAATGATTAAACGCACAGACTCTACTAATGATTGGAATATGTATGACAGTAGAATTGGTGCATATAATGTCATTGATGAATTATTAAAAGCTAACACATCTGCCGCTGAAACAACTTATTACACTTATGGAATTGACTTTTTAAGTAATGGCTTTAAATTAAGAGAAACTGATACAGGTCAAAACGCTTCAGGCGGCACATATATAGTAGCTGCATTTGCAGAGAACCCATTTAAGAATAGTAATGCACGTTGATGCCTAAAAAAATAAACATTATTGGTAAAAAGTTTAATAGATTAACTGTATTAGAAAAAGTTGATGCAGGTAAATATCAATATAAATATTTATGTCAATGTGAGTGTGGTAATAAAAAGATAATTCAAAGCACTTGTATTATTCAAGGCACAACAAAGTCATGTGGTTGTATCAAGACTGAAATGCTTGTTAAAAAGAATTATAAGCATGGTAAAAGCCATACTTCTGCATATAAATGTGCTTGGTCAAGAGTAATGCACATGAAGCGTAAGTTTAGATTACCTCAATGGGCAGATGTTGAAGCTATTAGACAGTTTTATATGAACAAACCACAAGGATGTGAAGTAGACCATATAATACCTTTAAGTGGTAAAACAGTATCAGGACTTCATGTATTAGAAAATTTACAGTATCTAACCATTGCAGAAAATAGAAGTAAAAATAACAAATTTATAGGAGTGTAACAAATGTTTTTATTAAACGGTAACAGACTTTCAGAAGGCACAGCGTTTAAAGATGCTGAAGGCAATCAATACCCTCAAAACTGGCTTAACCTTTCTACAGAAGAAGAAAAGAACGCTGTAGGGATTACATGGGTAGTTGACCCAGCACCTGTAGATACTCGTTTCTACTGGGACACAAACCTACCTAAAGCTCTTGAAGATAAACTTGAAGAAGATGGTTCTACAACTAAAGGCTTAAAGTCTCAATATGTAACTCAAGTTAAAGACACAGCAGGTAAACTACTTAACACGACTGACTGGTATGTTATTCGTAAAGCTGAACGCAATGTAGAAGTCCCTTCAGAAGTAGCTCTAAAACGCACACAAGTGGTTGCAGAGGCTAATAGATTAGAAGTTGGTATCAAAGCATCAACTACTGTAGAAGCTCTTATAGAGGTATTAAACGCACAAAACTGGGGTGAGTAATGGCTACACAAAGAGTAGCATTTACAGAATGGTTACCAGACCAACCTTCTACGACTGGTGCTTTATTAGAGGCTAATAACGTCTATCCACTCACAGTTGGATACGCACCATTTCCTGCATCAGCAGACTTATCTAATGCTGCTAGTGAGGCTCTTAATAACGTAGTAGCCGCTAAATATCAATTATCTACAGAACTCTTTGCAGGTGGTGCTACTAAATTATTCAAATATAATGGCACAACACTAGCTCTTTCTAACGTAAGTAAGAGTGGTGGTTATACTGGCTCTGATAGATGGGCTTTCACACAATTTGGTGATACTTTACTTGCCACTAATAATAACCAAGTCATACAAGCATGGACTATAGGTACATCTACAGCTTTTGCAGATGTATCAGCATCAGCACCTAAAGCCAAATACATAACTGTAGTGCGTGACTTTGTAGTCGCAGCATACATAGATACAGAAGCTAATAAGGTTCAATGGTCAGACATCAATGATGAAACTGATTGGACTGCTGGTGGTGCAAGTCAGTCAGACTATCAAATTATTCCTGAAGGTGGCAACATAGTTGGCATCACAGGTGGGGAGTCAGGTCTAGTATTTTTAGAACGCTCAATTGTAAGAATGTCCTACATTGGTTCACCATTATTCTTTCAGTTTGATGCAATTAGTAGAAATTTAGGATGTAACTCACCCAACTCAATTACACAATATGGCAATATGACATACTTCCTAGCGGATGATGGTTTCTATTCTTGTGACGGACAACAACTCTATAATATTGGTAATGATAAGATAGATGAATACTTTTACAGCAATTTAAGCACTTCTTTATCAGATACTATTAGCTCTGCTGTAGACCCTGTAAACAATATTGTAATATGGAATTACCCTAATACTTCAGGTGGTCGTTCACTTCTTATTTATAATTGGCTAGTTAAAAAATGGTCAAGTGCTGATACCACTACAGAATATGTAGCTTCTCTAGCAAGTGCTACTATTACCCTAGAAGGTTTAGATGCTTATGGTACAGTAGACTCTATTGCTACATCATTTGATAATAGGTTTTGGTCAGGTGGTAAGTTTATTTTTGGTGGCATAGATAACACTAAAATAGTCACCTTTACAGGTGCTAGTACCACAGCTTCTCTTATCGTAGGTGAATTAGAATTTGGTTATAACTCTGTTGTTACATTAGCAAGACCACAAATAGATAATGGCTCTGCAACAGTTTCTGTAGCTTCCAGACGTGAATTAGATGACACTATTACATTCTCAACAGGTGTTGCAGCTTCAGCAGAAGGCAGAGTACCTTTAAGGTCTTATGGTCGTTATCATAGACTTAAAGTCGTGCCTACAGGCACATGGACACATTGTATAGGGGTAGATGTAGACTCTACTACTAATGGGAGCAGATAATGGCTCGTGATATGTACCGCAAGCTAAACCCTACAGGTTCAGAGCCTAGAGATATTAGCACAGTTGTAAATGGATTAATAGAAGGCAAGTCTAACAACACAGGTGAAATTACTTTAGCTGCTAGTGGTGCTACAACTACAACCATTAGTGATGAACGTATAGGTTTTAATTCTGTAGTATTACTAATGCCAACTACAGCTACTGCTGCTAGTACAACGTATGCTGAATTTCCTTATGGTGCATGGCAAGATAGCACAACACAGTCAGCAGCAAGTACGACTACAGCATATCCTATTACATTTAATACTGTAGACTATGAAAATGGTATTGTATTACAAAGCACATCACAATTAAGAGCTACTTATGCTGGATTATATAACCTTCAGTTTAGCTTTCAATTATCTAACCTAGCCAACTCTACAGAAGATGTAGATGTATGGTTTAGAGTAAATGGTACAGATGTTCCAAAGTCTAATAGCATATTTGGTTTAGCACCTAGAAAAAATCCTAGTGACCCATATCATATAATTGCATCTATGAACTTTTTTGTTTCATTAGCTGCTACAGACTATGTGCAGATTATGTGGAGAGCATCTAGTACAGACGTTACTATTAAAGCTCAAGCAGCACAAACATCACCTACTAGACCAACAACACCTAGTGTTATTGCTACTATGCAATATGTATCAGATGGTGGTTATTCTAGTGGTTTATTTGGTGGAGTATATGTAAGTTCTACATCTAGTGGAAGTGCTGTTATTACACATCCAGCTAATACATTAACAGACAAGATATACAAGTATATAATAGTAGGATGATATTACACTACATACCTAAAGATAAGTTACGAGAACATTGGGACTATGTTAAACATGGTCTTGAATTAGTAAGGCAACATGGTCATACACAATGGATAGTAGAAGATGTCTATTGTGACTGTTATGAAAACAGGTCTATGTTATTTGTAGGTCTAGTGGATAACAAAGCAGTAGGTTTTGTAGTATTACAACCTATAGGTGACACACTTCATGTCTGGGCTACATGGTCTACACTTAATGACCAAACATTATTTTATCAAGCATGGCAAGAAATACAACAAATAGCAAAACAAGGTGGTAAGTCTAGGGTTACATTTTCATCTCAACGTAAGGGATGGGAACGTAAAGCTAGATCATTAGGTTTTAAACCTCAAACATGGGAATTTACACTTTAAGGAAAGCAATATGATAAGTTTACACAATTGGCTAAATAATTTAGTAGAGTCATTTACATTTTATGGTGGTGGTTCAGGCGGTGGCGGTGGAGGCACGACTACATCTAAAACATCTAGCGAACTAGACCCTACTGTTAGACCTTATGTAGAATATGGACTTGGCGAAGCTAAAAATTTATATCAACAACCAGGACCTAACTACTTTGCTGGTCAAACTTATGTCAGTCCTTCACAACAAACAACAACTGCATTACAAGCAGCTCAAAATAGAGCTATGGCAGGTAGTCCATTATCCACAGCAGGACAACAACAACAATTAGGTACTATTAGTGGTAATTATTTATCTGCTGGTAATCCATATTTAACACAAGCTCTTGCTGGTCCTACTCAACAAGCTACACAAGCATACAATGATGCTATTGCTAAAGCACAAGGTACTGCATCTATGGCAGGTCGTTATGGTTCAGGTGTATCTGCTGATATTCAAAATAGAGCAGCACAAACTTTAGGCTCAACACTCGCTAATAAATATGGTGAACTTGCTTACAGCAATTATGCAGGTGAACGTGCTTTACAAAACCAAGCTGCTGTCAATGCACCTCAAATGGCTGCTAGTGATTACGCAGACATTCAACAATTAGCTAACGTAGGTAAAACTGCGGAAGGTTATCAACAAACTGCATTACAAAGTGATATTGATAGATATAATTATCAACAAAACTTACCATATCAAAAACTTGCTTCATACTTGGGTGCAGCTTATGGATCACCTCAAGGTCAAGTATCTACATCACAACAACAGTCTAGTGGTGGTGGAAAACTGGTATGCACCGCTATGAATAAGGCTTATGGCTTTGGTTCATTCCGTCAAGCTATCTGGTTACAACATTCAGCTACAATGCCTAACGCTAAAACTATTGAGAAGGGTTATCACAGACTATTCTTACCGGTAGTAAACTTTGCGTTTAGTGCAAAACCAACATGGACTCGCAAATTAGTACGCAAAATTGCAGAGCATATTGCTAGACACAGAACAGCAGACTTATGGAAAGAAATGCGTGGTAAACGTAGAGATACTCTAGGTCGTATATATAGAGCAATTATAGAACCATTATGTTATTTAGTGGGAAAGGTTTAATATGGGACAAATGTTAATTCCTGCTGCTATAGGCGCAGGTATCGGAGCAGTAGGTGGTGCAGCTATGGGTAAGAACCCACTAAAGACTGCATTACTAGGAGCAGGTATTGGTGCAGGTGGCGCAGGTCTATTTGGTGGAAGTGCTGCCGCAGGTGCTGGAGCTGGAGCTGCTGAAGCTGGAGCAGGCACAGGTATGTTTGGTAGTTTAGAAGCTATTAGCCCATTTACTCCTACAGGTGTATTAGGCACACAAACTGCTACGTCTGCTTTATCAGGTATGCAACCTGCATTAGGTATGGCAGGTGAACAATTTGCAGCACAAAACGCACCTATGTTTGCAGGTCAAGGTGGTATGTTTGACACAGTAGCAAGCCAAAACCAAATACTAGGTGGCATAGGTCAACAAACAGCTATGGGTGGTGGTGGCTATGACCCTTCTATGTTAGGTAGTATTCAACGTGGTGCAGAAAGCGGATATAACACACTAGCGGACTGGACTAAAGCTAACCCTATGCAAGCATTAAGCACAACAGGACAACTAGCATCTGCTATGACTCCACAACCTATGCCACAACCACAAATGCCAGCACCAGCACAAATAAGACCTGGCTCATATAATACTGCACCTACACTCGGTCAAGGTCCTAATGAAAAGGTCGCATCAAGAATACAATTAACTCCACAACAATTACAATTGTATCCATCTTATTTTAGAGGAGGCTATTAACATGGCTTTTTTCCCAACAGATACCGGTGGTTTTTTTGATGGTATGAATATATTTGGCGCAAAGATGCCTACATATTTAGGTGGTGCAGATGGCTTACTATCAACCACAGAACAAGAAAAACTTAAAAACCAAGCATTAATCTCTGGCATATTAGGTGCAGGTGCAACATATTTAGCACAACCTAAAAACCAAGGCTATGGTTCTGCTTTACCTTACCTAGCGAAGTCTTATCTAGGTGGTATGACACAATCACAAGGTGCTTATGACCAAGGTACACAAAACTTATTAACACAAGGTAAATTAGCTGAATTTAAACGTGAAGCAGAAACTGCTAAACTTACTAAAGAAGCTCAACAAGAATTATTAAATGATTCAAGAGTTCAAAATAATGCAACACTAAAAGCATTAGTAGCTAAAGGTGAATTTGGTAAAGTTGCAGATATTATTAGTCCTAAACCTGCTGAAAATGATTACGATAGATATTCTTTTGCATATAAAGAAAAAGCATTTAAAGACTTAACTGCACCTGAAAAACAAGACATTATTAAACAAGTGCAACAAGATAAAAAAGATCAAGCTACACAAATTTCTTTTGGCACACCAACAACTGCTATTAACCCAAAAACAGGAAAAGAAGAATTAGTACAATTTCCAAATAAACCAGGTGAAAAACCAATTTTTACTGGACTTGAAAAACCAACACCAGAACTTAAACTTAAACCTATTCCTGCTGGTCCTGCAACTGCTTATGCTGAAAATAATGCTGCAATGAAAGCGGTTGATGATGCTATTGCTAAAGTTGAAAAAGCTGGTGAAAATACATTTGGAGTAAAAAACTATTTACCAGGAGCAATTACACAACGTATAGACCCTAGTGGTATTGATGCACGTTCTGCTGTATCAGCTATTGGTAGTAAAAAATACCATGACATTTCAGGTGCTGCTGTAACAATATCTGAAGCTCCAAGAATGGCACCATTTATTCCTTCATCATCAGATACTAAAGAAAAAATATTACAAAATTTAAGAAATATTAAAGCTCAATATGCAGATACTAATAACTCTTTATCTTCTGTATATAATGAAGATCAAGGATATAGACCATTAAATGTATCTCCAGAAGTTTTAACTAAACCTACAGGGAAAAACCAACCACAAAATATGCCTGCTAACGCACAACAAAATAGAGCTTATATTGGTAATAGAGCAATTGTTGTTAAAGGTAATAAATGGGTGTATGAAGATACTGGAGAGGAAGCAAAATAATGGCATTACCACCACTACCACAAGGTGCAACATTATTACCACCATTGCCACAAGGTGCTAGTTATGATGCTCCAATAGACTTTAGTATTCCTACAGAAAAAGCATTACGCACAAGTTCTGTTAAAGAACAACCTATCACAAGAAGTTATGCAGATGAATTAAAAAGACAACTAGGTCTGACTGCTCGCTATTTAACTGAAGGAACTGTTGGTACTGCTGACTTTTTAGCAACCCCTGTTCGTGCATTAGGAAATGCTATTCTTCCAGAAAATTTACAAGCTAGACCATTAGCACCAGCTTTAACTAGAAATTTACCACAACCAGAAACTACTACTGAAAAAATGGTAGCAGGTCCATCAAGAGCTTTAGCAAGCACACTAGGCACAGCAGGTCTTGGCACATTAGTTAAGCCTGTATCACAATTAGGTCAATCTATTCAACAAGCATTGACTGCAAATGCACCTACACAAGCAGCAGCAGCTACCGGTGGTGGTTTAGGACAAGCAACTACACAAGAATTAGGTGGCGGTCAAATTGCTCAAACTTTAGCTGGGTTAGGTAGTAGTTTAGTAGGTGCTGGACTTGTTAGACCAAAGGCTATTGGTCTCTCTACTCAACAACTACAAAATGCTAATAGAGATGAAACATTAAAACTAGGTAGAAATGCTGGTTATGTTGCACTACCTACAGATGTAGGTGGAAGTAAAATAGGTCGTTTCCTAGAAGGTGTTTCTGGTAAATTTAAAACAGAAGAATTAGCTAGTGCTAGAAACCAACAAGTGACAAATAATTTAACTAAAAAATATTTAGGTTTGCCTGAAGATACACCATTAACAATTGAAGTTTTAGATAATGCTAGAACATCTGTATATCCTGCTTATCAAGCAATTGCTGAAACAGGTACTATTAATTTAGGTAATAATAATCCATTCTCTAATATTGTAACTGGAGTTAATAAAATAGCAGGTGGTAAAAATGCACTTATGCAAGATATACCTGATAATTATACTATGGATGCTGCAGCAGCTATTCAAAAGTTAAAAGAGTTACGTAGTGATGGTAGTGCTTATTTAAGATCAGGCACTAATATTATGAAACCTAACCCTAAAGAAGTAGTACGTGGCAATAGATATTTAGCTGAAGCCAATAAACTAGAAAAAGCAATTGAGAACCATGTTGTTAAATTAGGTCAACCAGAATTAATTGACCAATTTAGAAATGCAAGAAAATACATTGCTAAAACATTTACAGTAGAAAAAGCATTAAACCCACAAACAGGAGTTGTAGATGCTAGAAAAATAGCTAAACAATTAGATCAAGGCGTTCCTATCACTGATGAATTAGCTTTAGTGGGTAAGTATGCTAAAGCATTTCCTAAAACAACTAAAGTAGTTGCTCAAGCACCTGCACCATTTTCTGCTTTAGATTTGTATGGCGCTGGTGCAGGTACTGGATTTGATTTAATGACTGGCGTTCCTGCATTATCACTTTTAGCTCCTGCAAGAATTGCATCAAGATATGGGTTAATGACGCAACCAGTACAAAGGATGCTTGCTACACCACAATATACACCTAAAACAGCACCTTTTGTGCCATATCAAGGCTTGCTTAATAATCAAGAATAAGGACAACAATGAGTGATATAGACCCATTTGAATACGGTAAATTAACCGCACAAGTTACAGCACTTCAAGATAAAGTAGATAGTATGGAAACAGATATAAAGTCGCTCCTAGAACTTGCAAACAAGTCTAAAGGTGGCTTCTGGGCAGGTATGGCAATTGCTTCTGCTATTGGTGGCTTTATTACCTTTGTAACTAATCATTGGCTAGGAAAGTAAAATGAAACAATTACTCATGGCAATAACTTTATTGTTGCTGTGGGTGTTTCTTTATGACTACGCAGAAGCTAAAGAACTTCCAAAAGAAATGAGCATGGCTACAGAAGCAGGTGAAATAGTATTAACTTCTGAAGAATGTGTATTTAAAAAAATGGGCTTACAAGGTTATGACTACGCTGCTTATGCAACTGACAAAGGGCATCCTAACCATGAAGGTTGTTGGAAGTCTGACAGCTATGAAGGTAAACACGCAGTCTATATCTATTTCCCAGAGATAAATCAAACAGCAGTATTTGACGCTAAACTATTTCAACCTAAAGCTAATATATGAGTTTTATTACAGAGAACAACATAGCTAATTTATATAGTGCGCTAATAGAGTTCCCTGTTTTTGACGAATATAAACTTCCGCCTGCATCTAAAGTAGACTTTGTTATTGTGCATGATAACAATATATGTGGACAATATGAACCACCAGAACAAGGTGAGCCTCATGTCATTACCATTAGCACAGCACGTCATTCTCATTTGTATCCAGTCCTTATGACACTTGCACATGAGATCATTCATATGTGTGTATATTTAGAATCACCTAAAACTGATAGATATACTAGCCATAAAGGCTTATTCTTAAAACTACAAAAGCGTGTAGCCAATCATCTTGGCTTTGACCCGAAGGAGCTTTAATGTTTAATTTAATTAGTTTAATCTTACCTGCTTTAGTGCCAGCATTTGCTGATGGTGCTAGAGGTCTTATAGCAAAGTTTACAGGTGGTGCAGGTGGACAACCACAAAACATGACAGAACGTATAGAGCTTATGAAAGCAGAAGCAGAGAAGCTACAGGCTTTAGCTTCACTAGATAACCCTACTGGTGAACCTTCTAAATGGATTATAGACCTTCGTGCTTCATTCAGATACATCATCATTAGTGCTATTATGATATTTACCGCTATAGTGGTATTCAACCCTGATGTTGTAGGTGCTGCTGTAGTTGCAGTATTCCTAGACATGACTGGAGCTTGTATGTCATTCGTCATTGGCGAAAGAATGTACCTGACACTTAAAAAATGATAGTTTTAAATATAATGAATTGGATAG